GATATTATAGGCTGTCATAAAAAATATTCTTCCCTAGTTATCTAAGCATTTTATTTAGTTATTTAACTTCTACCGCATAAGCATCGTTAATTGTTAAATACTGCCCATTTTTTATTGTTATAAAAATATTCTTTTTAAAGTGATCAGAACTTATATAAGCTTCTCTTGAATCCGAAGTATCTTTTGTTAATTTATAACTTCCCATTATTGGAATGTCACCATTATAATTAGTAGCAAATAACTGATAATTCCCTTCAGGAATATCAATCCCAACTCGGTACATTCCATCTTCATACTCTTTATATGAGGAATTGAATGAGGAGTTAATGCCTTCATGATAATAGGTTACGCCGAGATAGTCATCAAGAGCCAAAAGGCGCTGTTTTGTTTTCTCAGGAAGAATATTGATCATTCCATAACCAGTCGCCTCTCTAAATCGCTTTGCTTTCTTCTCATTCTTAGTGGTAAATGACTCTATACAAGTAAACGTCATCTTGTTGCAGTGATCATCAATACCTAAAGAAACGAAGCCAACAGACATAAGAATATAAGATTTTATTTCCGGCAATAAAGCCTTTGCCATCTCATCGTTTCCATCTATCACCTGTTGGATTGTGTCGCATTTAAGATCATTGACATTTTTACTTCTACAACCACTAAAGTTCTTAATTAGTGTTTTTTCACTATCAGTAAAAGAAAAAACATTCTCCGATGAAAAAGAAAACGATGAGAATAAGACAACGAACGACATTACAAATGATTTATATCTCATTTATTTACCCCAGCCCATTATTAAAACTCATGATATTCAACCCCTGATTTAGCCCAATCATTGCATCAGTGGTTGTCCCAGTAATAGTACTTGCGCTAGATTGTACATTTACTCCACCATTAACAACAACATCTATTTTGTTGTTATGGTTAATATTTTTTGTCTGGGCTTGGTTGATCATTGAGTTTCTAACAAATTCGGTTGCATCGTAGGCCCTAGCGACTACACTTCCGGCGATAGGCTGATTTGAATTTATTAATTTGTGGGCTTGGTTATTTGCTGTAATTTGGTTGTTATCTTGCGCTGCATTTAAGTCTCTGGAAGCATATCGATTTAATTTAGCAAGTCGATCTTCCCAACCGTTCATTCCTCCATTTACAGCTTTTGTCACTTTTTTAAAGTCTCCATTTTGCGTGGCAGCTAAGAAATTTTTATCCTCTTTCTTTCGCATTTCCCACCAAGCAATTGATGCCTTCGCTGCTAATGTCGGATTTGTTTCTAGCAATTCAGGATTATTGATAAGATCAACGCCTAACGCTTCACCTATTCTCTGATAATTATCTTTACCTGTAATTTGAATAGCTCCTCGTCCCCGATACTTCGCACCGTCCCCCTTTTGATTGTTTCCCATTCTACCATCATACATAAAATTAAATTGAGCATCGACACCTTCGGAAATTGCTTTTGCTGCGCCAGCGGGGTCATTAATCGCACGTTTGATTCCTGCCTTTTGCATCTGCTCTACTGATTTATATCCTCCTCGTTCTCTTAATCGAGTAAAATCTTGCGATTCATGGGCGGTAGTTGCCATAAACATAGCTTTTTCTTCATTACTCCAACCGAGTTTATCTCATTGAGGAGCTCTTGCTCTACTTGTTTCCCTATTACTCTAGGTTTTCCTGTTGCCCCCTCTTTATTATAAAACGAGCCGTTTTCTTTAAAACCTTGGGTCAAAGAGTTTTCACTATTTGGATCATGCCCAGTAACAATGTCAAAAAACTTTCGTGTTTTTTCCATTCCTTCTTCATAATATTCTTTAGCTTCTTTCAAGGCCCAATCAACAGCATCACTTCCCATTGATTTGATATCTTCCCAAGCCCCCTCAAAATCACCATCTAACAGTTTTGAAATGGTTTTTGCCACTCTTTGTAAAGTAGGCAGTACCGCATCAATTAGTTCTTTTGTTAAATTTTTGAATCCTTCAAGAATAGAATCAACAGATACCCTACCATCTTTTAAAAAGCCTTTTAGTTCCAGCCAAGATTTACCGGCTTTCACCGCCTCTTCCCATGATTTATAGCCGGTTAATAAATAAAAGAATCCATCTTGCAGACTTTCTACTGACACTTTTGATGAATCAATATATTTGATGAATTTCCCCCAATTAAATTTTGAATCGCCCCCATCTGCCCACTTTTTATAATCGTCATACAACAATCCAAAAGCGGCGGCCAATCCCACAACAGCGATAATTGCCGGCAAGAATGGCGCAATAAAAGCCCAAGCCGCTTTTGCAGCATTCCATAAAGTCGGAATGAGAAATGCGCTGATAGTGCCGGAAAGCCCGAAGAAAAAGCCTTGCACTAAATTCTCATGCTCCATTAGGAAATTAAAGAATCTTTCCGTTATTTGTGAAATTTTCAACAATACCGGGGCTACTGCATTACCAATCATCAATTTCATTGATTCAAATTGTTGAGAAACCATTTTGCTGGATTTCATCAATTTTTGACTGGTTTCAATATCCTGTTGTCTTGAGCGGTATAATTTTCCTTGTTGGGATAATAAAGATTGAACTTCTACCCTACCTTTAGAAAGCAAATTAAAGGTATCTTCATCAATTCCCATTAATTGAGCAATACTAAAGGCTTTAACCCGATCCATTGAGCTAAACTTATCGGCAAGTTCAAGCATTAAACCATTCATATCCTTGATTTTCCCGCTTGCTTCTAACGGCATAATATCCAAAGCGGAAAAGAATTTAAGGATAGAATCGTCACCCATAATGGCAAAGCGATTTAACCCATCGGAAAGCGTTTTAAAACTGGCGCTCATACCTTGAGCAGAGCCACCGGCAAGTTCAGCCGCACCACTCCAGTTTAATATAGCATTTCTTGAGACGCCAAGATTTTTAGCAAAATTATCTAACTTGATATTCGCTTCCGTCGCCTCTTGCGCTATTGTCCCAATACCCGTTCCGGCAGCAATAATCGATCCTAACGCGAGAATACCTTTCCCTAAGTAGGCGATTGCTTGACCAAGATCTTTCGCTTGCTTAACGTTTTTCTTCGTTTGCTTCTCATTTTTAGCAAGCGATTGATTGAGCTTTTCGGATGATTTACCCGCCACCTCAACAGCTTTTCCGGCTTTACCAAACTCTTTTTGAAGATTTTCATTTGCCTCTAACACTTTTCCGGCTTCTTCTTCAAAATTACCGGTAATACCAAGTTCTAAAAAGAGAGAATCAATAATTGTTGCCATCTTAAATATCCATTGCCATTATTTATGGGCTTTATTTTGGTTGTAGATATCCACGCTTATTATCTCGACCATATCAAACACATCTTCAAGGCTATACACGGTTTGTAGTTCGTGTAATGTTGCCAGTTTGTGAGAGATGACAGAGCCAACAAGCGGGGTGAAATTGACGTATGCCGCACCATCTCCAGGCTTACCTACGCCGAGATCTGGGTATTGGCGAGTTGCAAAAAATCGAGGTGCAACATCAATGCTTCTTTGCGTAAAACCCAAAGGGTTGTGAAATCCTGTACGTCATTCATTGATAAATCTAATTTACGAGGTGAACCGCCTTCAGGAATAATCTGAACGCAATCTAATAATTCATCAAGCAACGGGATCGCTTTCTCTGCATCCACATTTTGCAGTGATGAAAGCAACATTGTTGTAATCCCGAGCATACCCATTTTCACATCAGGCACTTCTACACCGGCATTCATTAATGCGATAAGTACTTTTGTTGCCCATTTGTCCGCTTTTACTACCGGCATTTCGGTAATAATGAGACGCACACCTGCATCACGACCTTTCTCAATAGTGATTTCTTTTGTCTTTAAAGCCATTTTTGTTTTCCTCTTTTTAATGGATTTGGGGTAATAAAAAACCGCATATAAAAGTGCGGTCTGTTTAAAATGCAAAATCAAGTTGTTCCATTTGGGCTAATCGTTGCCTAACTTCTTCATAAGCATGCTTTTCCTTTTTTCGCTTTTGCAATGCTCTCCCTGCTTCACTACCACGTTTTTTAGACTCACTTTCGTTTTCTTCTAACTCTTCACGTTGTTGACGAATATCTTCCCATTTGGCAACACCCAGAGTCCAATAATCCCATAGAGCCTCATAGCAATATTTTTGGTACTCAATGAGTTTTGCTCTTAATTCCGGTTTTACTTTTGATACTTTTACACCAAATAGCCAACCATTAAGATAATGAAGTGGTAAACAAACCATTTCACGATTCTTCCCATCTTCAGCAACTGTGGTCATTATGACCATAGTTGAATTAAGAACCTCATTTTCAGAGATTCGGCGATATTGGGCTTTCCAATCTAACCCAATATTTTCAGCAATTTGTTTCATTGCGACATAAGGCTTATTTTCGTGATTAATCACTAAAATATCCAAGCCTAAGAATTTTGCTTTTAATGTCTTCATTGTTTCTCCTACTCCACAAAAAGAAACCTGTAAGAAGCAGTGAGTGGAGAAATGAAACACTGCTTGTCACGTGTACATCGCTATCTTACAGGTAATAAAAAAGCCCAATCATTGATGATTGAGCTTTGTTTTTTTATGGCTAAAGATTAAATATCTTCTGCACCGTTATTCACAACCCTGAAAGAATAAGTCGCCGCTTCTAATAATTTTTTCGCATTAGTTCCACCCGGAATCGAAACCATAAAGCCGGAGGAGTTATAGCGTTTTTTAATTGACGGAATCTCACACGAAAATTCTACCGCAACCGTTTCTTGTGTGTTGTTGATGTGATTGATAAGTTTGTCGAAATAAGAGCGACTCGGGCTGTTTGCCTGTAGCTGAATATTTAAATCAACCTCATAAGGGGTAAAACCACCTGATTGAATCCCATCAACCCCCATTACCGTTTCACCGATTGTTCCTTGACCATAATCAAAGGCGTTATCAGCCGCATATTGCTCTAACTTCACCCAGTTATCGTTAAATCCTTTTGCTCGGATTTGTAAGATACTGTTGGCCGATGTTAATGTTTTCTCTGTATTTGTACGCATTGCTTTTCCCTAAAATGAAAAAAGCGACCAAAGTCGCTTATTGAACGTTAATTGATGCAAGATTGATTGATTGCACACTTCCGCCGTCGGTGTACCATAACTTCATCGGCATAGATTGACGTATGCCTCGAGTTTGTGCGGTTGCCTGTCCGATATATAAACAATAACCACGACTTTCAATCGCACTTGCGGCATCAAAACCAGCTTCACGATTGATAATGGCTTTTTGTTGCTCACTCAATGCTACACCGGTTTGAATTGAGCCAAAATTCAACGCTTCGTTAATTGGGTCATTACAAGCCGCACGCTGCAAAGCGATACCTTCTGCATTGTAAGGGAGCGACTTGACAGATGTTAGCAACGTAATCAAGGCTAACTGTAATTGGCTATTAATCCGGATTTGGTTGATGTAAGCGTCGATCCATTTCCATTTGCCGGCAATTTGTCCCGGAGAAAGGAATAAAAATCGGTCATTCGCTGTCGCCCAAGCACCATAAAAATTATAGCCGTTTTCCTCAAGATTTTTTGCAATCGTGGCATCGGTCACATCCGCACTTAGACCAGATTGACCTTTAAATGCCAATGTAATGCGCCCTTGTCTTTCGGTAAAGTTAATCGATGCTACAGTTCCGCATACAAAGGCCGCTTTATCTAAGCCTCCATAAATTGCACAACTTCCATCATAGGCACTTTCTTTAAGTTTAGCCCCAAAGCATTCTGTGTTACCGGTTAATGTCGCCTCATTTTCAAAACCCCATCCTACAAATAAGAAACGGCTGTTTTGATTATTTGACCATTCGGCAAAGCCTAACTTTTCCTCAAGAGTCGGTTCAAAAATTGTGGTGAAGGTTGCCCAATTTAGTGTTGAATCGGTGACTGATTTCATCACATCTGCCGGAGTACTTGCACCCGCACCTTGTGAAATCACCGCACCTGATTTTTTTGTTAACCCCAGTTTTTCTGCGACCGCACCTTTAGCATAGTCAATTGATGAGCTTTCCCCTGTTGCGCTTGACGATACTTTGAACGCCTGCAATTGACCATCAAAGGAGACTGTTGCGCCATCAAGTAACTGAGTGATTTTCTCTGCTGCATTGGAAAAACTAGTCACATCAGAAAAATCAATGCTTTCGATTTTCTTAACAACCCCATCAATAGACACCTCAAAACCACCTGTCACCGCTTTTAATGCATCAAGTTTTAAAGATTTGACGGAAGCGCCCACTAAAAAAGCACTTTCTTCACCGGTATTGTACGCACAGAAGTAAAGCTGACTAGGCTTGATCGTTGAATTATCAAAACCGTTAAAATACACACTGGCCGCTTTATATTCGTCCGAATTAATACCGAAATATTCCCCCACCGCATCGGCAGTCGCAAAAGACACCGCTTGCCCTGTTGGTAGGTTTTCGTTTTTGCTGATAAATACCGCATTCATTGATAGCGGAGAACCACCCGCACTTAATACAGCAGGGGTAATGCTAACAATTTGTGAAGCGGGAATAGATTTAAACATAGTTACCTCACACTTTGTTTATTTGGATTAATGGATCTGTTATGAATTCCTGCTGATGCGTAATCACAGGGTTGTAATTGAAATATGCCGTTACCAACCACCGATTTTCATATTCAGAACGCTCATTGATAAACTGCATAAATTTAGGCTCATCGCAATACAAAGGACTTCCACAAGTAAAATGCTCACACGCATAAAAATCACGCCACAGTACGCTAAATGTTTTCGCCATCTTGACCGCACTTTCACCGTAGAAATCAAGCTGTATCATTATTTCAGCCGTATGTGAAACTTCTGTATTGCCGTCATTGATACTGTAATCGTGAGCATTGGTTGATAAGGCTTTTTCGTGAAGAATATTCATCAAAATGAAATCCCCATTAGGTAGCGGTACGTTGTTGCTATACCCCCGAATCACGTTGTCTTGCGGCAAATTAAAAAGAGCCAGAAGATAACTTCTAAGCTCTCTATAAATATCATCGTGAGAAGTGCTTAACTCTGTCGCCATACCACCACCTTGCACCAATTCGGGAATGACTCAGAAACTGATTTAATCAGCCATTCTGAGGTTTCATTCTCACCAAACGCTTTGAACACTAACTTATCAGCACCCTTCCCTGTAATACGGCGTAAAGCATGAATCTGCCCCGATACATAGACGTTTAATAATTGCCCTTGCTGCGCCAAGGAATCAAATAACGATAAATCCTGCGTACTTAGACTTTGCGCCTGAATAGAAACGTTGTAGCTTTCATAGTTTGAAACTCGCCGACCTGTATCATCAGTAACATAGCCTTGGTTAACTTGAAGGATTGCCGGTATATTCGGATTGACAGCGGTAATAGCGCTATTTGCAATCGCTCTTAGATTCATTCTTATTCTCCTGATTTATCTACAACTTGACTTGATATAGCCCCAATCAACTGACCTGTATCGACTAACGGTTTATCTAATTCACCTGTTACCTTTGATTTATATCGGCTTTTTCTTGCTCTGATGGTAGATTTTTTCAATTTAGGTTCTTTTATTTTACTTATCGTTTCAACAACATCCTTACTAGCTCTGTCACCAATCTGATAAAGCACAGAATTAAGATCTAAATCTTGTTTCAGTAATGACGATGCTAGCCTTCCCCATTCTTGGGACTTTTCTCTAATGGTAGGACGGAAAAAAGGACGAGCTTCTATTTTTATCGTATGAGCTGGAATAGTAACGTCTGTATCAAAATTAGACTGAGATTTCTTTACAAAACGGCTACCATATTTATTTGTCCATTCACCTTTTTTATTAATTTTCCGATGAATTGTAGCCTTACGTTCAGGAACAGAAATTACAGCTCCATATTCGTGAACGGCAGCAATATAAGCAACAGGTGTGTCGTCATCATAATGCTGATTTTCGATGACACCGACCCTTGCCACTTTGCCTTGCCCCGCCTTAAAGTCCGCAAGTCTTTTCTTCAATTCCTTAGCAAACTTGCTCATAGGAACACGCCCCCCACTTTACGCACCGCCCTACGCTCAGGCAATCCTCCAATATAGGTTCCCGTTGCACCTAATTGATTGAGCAAGGCCCATAATTGCACACCATAAGGCGTAGAAGAAAGCCAAAACTCCCAACCGTTACGTGTTGGCGGAGCAGTGAATGAAACACTCACGCTACCTTCTGTTGCTGATTGAACAGCACCAGTTGAACCGGCTCCACCACTTACCGCTTTACTCGCTAAAGAAATCAAATGAGCAATCATTAAATTCAAGGCAAATTCAAACTTTCCGCCATTCAGCGCCCAACTTTCAGATAAAAATTGTTCGGCTTGCTCAGCCCACAACTCCACAAACTCATCAGGATAAGCTTCCTCATCTTTAAATACTGGAAACATTGTACGGAAAGAATAAATATCCATTGCTTTTACCTTTACTCTTCATCACCGTTGGTTGTCACCGTTAAATCTTCAGGCTTGCTGCGCTTTCCTTTATAACTTGACGGTGTTAATGGTGCAGAATTATCACGGCTGTTCATATTTGATGACACTTTTTCGGCATCGGCATTTTTATCTTGAACGACAAGATAGCCGTTTTCTTTATGCAGCCTGAAAATTGGGTTCTGCTCTAATAAGGCTAGCTGCTCTTTTGTGACTTCGGTTGATACACCTAACGGTGTAAATAAGCGATCGTTCATCACGCCTGCGCCACCTTTAATCAAAATCCCCTCTACCGGCACTTTAATATCTGCACCTGTTTCAGCATACACCACATAACGGTTATCACAGGTTAAAGTTGAAAATACATATGGCATTATTCATTCTCCATTAATAAAAAATAGGAAATAAAAAACCGAACTGCCGGTTAAGCAGATCGGTTTATTTAGATCATGTGTATCTGATTAGATACCTGTCGCACGATAGACCGCATAAGGGCGTTTACACATTACACCGGCTGTCGCATTGGTGTAATCTTCTATGATACCTTTTGCTTTTGGTTCAACGCCTAATGCGATGAATTTAGCCGGAACAACTTGAACCCAAGTACGGCTATCATCAGTCGCACCATCGTCAACGGTTTCCGCATAGAGATAGAACACATTTGCGCCGCCATTGGCTTTATTTAGGTTAGGTGCGATTGCTACACGGCATTTAGGATAGGTTTTATTTAACCAATCACGAACGCTAATACCAAAATCAGACGTTACACTTAAGAAAGTGGAACAATCTGTCGGCAACGCTAAACAAGTTTGGGATTGTTCCGCATCCACCACACCTTGCGATTGTGTTTGTAATTGTGCGAATGCCTGACGAATATCAGCGGTGATTTCAAGGAATGTTTTCTTATCCCAAGTTGTTGCACCGGACTGACCTGTGGCCACTGTTGCATAAGCCGGCAATGCCGGATCATTCAGGAAACCATAAGTACGAACCCCTGCATCGTTGTAACCTAGGAAACCAACGTTATTACGTTGAATTTCTAGGGCTAACTCTGCTGCAGTTCGTTTTTCTGCCGCACTGTCCAAACGCATTGCAGCTGCACGAGCCTCTTCTAAACGACCAACTTTGATTCCTTTTTCAAAGCGTACAACCGTACGGCGTTCAAAACCAGCGTTGTAGCTGGAGAATGGAACATTGGATGTATCACCATAAGGTACTGCGTCACCCATGGTTTCTAAAACACCTTGCACCACTTCTTCATCATGCCACTCACCGATCGTTGCAATACCGATTAATTCATCGATCTTACGTGGTGCAAAAGCGGCACGAACAAATCCCGGTAACCACGCTTGTAAGAATTGAACCGGTGTACCTGCATTGGAAGTATATACGCCACCATTTACATCATCCATTGCGAACGCAGATGGTGCTTTACGCAAATATTCACCAGTAAAGCCAATACCTACTTTTCGCAATGCTTGGAAATTGCGAACATCTTTCTCATCCATTGCAATAATAGGTTTATTTTCTGAGATACGTTTCGCCACATCTCGACCGCTAATATAGCCATGTTGTTTTGATTTCATCTAATTACCCTTAATTAATTAGTTAAACGAATCACGGTTAAACCGCCTGTTGCGGTGACCGGATAACGATAAATAACAGCGTTAGGAACAAATGCCTTACCTGAACCGGCTTGCGCAGTACCTGCTGCCACAGTAGATAATTCACCGGTTGTCGTGTCATAAACCACCAAATCACCGATGTTACATTGAGTTGTCACACGAACAACCACATCGCCCATTGTGACAAAATCACCACGCTGACCATCAGGAACGGCTAACGTTGGCTCTAATGTGCCTTTCTCATTACCAAATGAAACAGCTTCTTTCGGGTTTGCCAAAATACCAGCGAATACAACTCCAGCTTTGATTTCACCGCCAACAGTTGCAATATTGGTTGTATTACTTTTTGTGAAGGCGTAACCATAACTGTTCTTTTTGCCTTCAGAATTAATTAAAAGATTTTCTGCTCGAGTTGGCGAATCTAGATGAATATCACCCGGAACACCGAAACCTTGTGCAGAACCTACTTCACGTTGAAATGTCATAATTTTTCACCTTATTGAGTTAATTGACCATCTAAGAAAGAGGAATCACTGCTATCAAACGCAGCAACTGTTTTTTGTTTGTTTACCGGTGTGCGGTTCGCCATATAGCCTTGAATCATTGCCATTTCTTGACCTTTAGGCGCTTTTAGACCTAATTTACTACAAGCATAAACAGCAACCTCATCTTCATCCATCGCACTACAATCAAATGCACCGGTAAAGCCTGAAACACGTTTATAAAGCTTGTCACGGCTAGCAATTTTTGCCATTGCCATCTTAGTAATTTCCGCAGCGTCCATAGCTTGATTTTGCGCCTGCTCTTCTTCACCTTCACCTTCATCTTCGGTTTCAGAATCAGTTTCTTCTTCATCTGAAGATTCTACTTTTCCACTTTCTAATTGATGAGCCACACGTTTATCAAGACGCTCAACAACAGCGATAAGCTTATCAATCGGTGATGGTTCACCTTCTTGATGCTCCTCATCGTCATCTGCAGATTCTTCATCAGAAATAACGTCCTGATGTTCCTCTTCCGGTTCTTCGTCTTGACTAGGCTGTTTAATCTTGTCAAGTTCAGAAGTTAATGCTGCAACCTGCTCAGGCGTTAAATCACGAAGTTGCGCCAATAGTTCTTCAAAATTCATGTGTTGTTTCTCCATTAAAGAATCACAAGTAAAATTAAATTGTCCAAGGTTCGTATCATCGTGATCTAATACTCGAACATCACCACCCATTCGCCCGCTATCAACAAGCGCTAGATGATTCCCACGTAAGTCCCGCTGTATGTAGTCATATGGCTTACCATTCCATACACCGGGGCTATACTCATAACGGCAACGATAGCCAAGCGATAGCTCTTTCTTGCCGTTTTCTATTTTCCGTGCCAAAGATTCGGAAAATGCTTTAATATTTCCGTATAGCACGCCATCTTTAAAATACACTTCTTCACCGATCACGCCACTAACACCTTTTCGCTCTGCCGGTGTCATACCAAGAGTTTCACTCCCAAGCATTGTGTGATCGTCCACCCAAGGAACAAGTTTGAAACTATCAATAGCTTGTTCATTGCTTAGTTCTTCTGCCGGTCTATAAACGGCATAGAGTTTTTCCTTGTCGGCTGGTTGAGTACCATCAGGAAGACGAATGCTTGCCCCCCTATAAAAGAAAACCCCCTCTTTACTGAGGGGGTTGTTTTTCACTTCAAACCAACCGTTTTTATCAAACTCACGTTTGTCTTGTGCTATTGTCATTTTTTGCTTCTTTTATATAGTTCATCTATTTTAGCTTCTGATTGTTCATCAAAGTCCAATTCATCATCCCATTGTCCAGTCTTCAATAACCATTCATCTTCTTCTGCTTCCATATTCCAGAATTGTTCTTCTGTTGGATTCACGGTAAAATTGTTATCTTTTGGTGGTAAAAGCATACTATCCTCTCTTATTGAACAACCAATAAACATGATCTTCTAATTCTTTAGGTAAAGTACCTGTTTTATAATTAGGACTTGAAACTAAAGTAGCCAATTCTGCATCAGTTTCCATTATATTTGATGCAGCATACTCACTAATGTTGTTCCTAATCCAGTCAGTTCTGTCTTTTTCATTTTGGAACATCTGGTTTAATATGTTCTTCAATCTTTCTGGGCTTTTCACGCTTTTTTGCATTCCTAGTGCATGCGCCATTTCGTGTACTATAGTAGCAGAAACATAATCTTCATACGAAGATACCATACCATTTTCACCGTGTCCGACCGTCCAACGCCCCTTCCCCAAGTTAACTCTTTCATTATTCGATTTAATCACTTTCTCGAAATCATTTGATTTACTAGGATGAACGGCAAAATAACCGATGCCATCTCTCCCCTGCCAAGAATGCCCAAGAACTCCTTTTTTGCTTGTGCTACCCGAAATAAAACTAACATTCCTATCTTTCATGGCTGACTTAATGTCAAAACCACGCTCTTGTAATCCGCTTAGTACAGAATCTATCTGTCCCAACATTTTACGCATATCTTTTGCTGATTTTGAATTATCGTCTATATTAATACTGGTATGTCCTTTTACTATTCCACTTGGATGCGTCCCTTTCTGGCTATATAACTCCATGTATCGATTATATTTATCTCGGTACTCATTAATGTCACCAAATCGGGCTGATTGATAGTCCTTTTTAGCTTGCTTAAGCTCTTTTTGTAAAGACGTTCCATTCGTAAAAGAAATCCCAAACTTATCTTTAAAATTATTATTAATATCATGCACTGAAGAAGATTTATATCTTGATTCGGTTGCAACTCTTTTTTTACCTTGATTTGATTGGGAAATTTGTTTGTTTTTTTCCCTCGTCACCCTGGCCTTCTCTCGCCCTTTTTCACGGTTTTCTTTCGTTCTAAGTGCTTTCCAGTCAAAATACATCTTATTACGTTCTTGGCGGTATGAGCTGAATTCTTCTCCAGTGATCATTCCCATACGTAAATCGTGTCTGGCCTCTGTTAAGAAATCATCATATTTACGTACCGCACTTGCAAGCTCATCACTATTTTTAGCATTAGCACGCATGGATAATGAGGCATTCTTTAACTCAATACTTCGTTGGCTTAGTGACTTTTTAGGCTGAGCATTGAATTCTTTTGGAGTTTTCGGTCCACTAAATGATTTTCTAATTTCAGATATTTTGGAGCCATTAAATCTTCCCCCCATACCAGCAATGACTTTTCCATCATCAGAAATTTTAACCGGCGTTCCTTTGTACTCATCACCATTTGGCTTCACTGTTATCCATTTATCATCCATAGCAAAAACGAACGACCATAATTTATCTATTCGCTCAATTTGAGACTTATTCAATTCCATCATTTTTCTCATCTCCAAATTCAATTACAGGCTTCATAGAGCACCGACAATTATGTGATATAATATTCTCGGCTAAATACCAGTTCTTACTAGTTTCTAGGTTATACACATAATGAGAAAAATTTATACCACTGATTTTTTGAACAATGCGATCAGTTTGTTTTCTGATACTGTCGGTCTCAAAGAAGTAGCCATTAAACTCGGCTGTAACCCCGACAACCTCTCTAGAGAGCTGCGAAGCATAGGCTTCACTATCCCAAAAATCAAACGCTCTAGCCACGCACGCAAGGAGATGCCCAGCAGTGAAATTATCAACTTGTATAAACAAGGAGAGAGCGAGCTTGCGCTTTCTATCAAATTCAACGTTAGCCGTTCTGTGATCCGCCGAGTTCTCACTGAGAACAACATTAATGTCAGAAATCAAACGGAAGCGAACATCCTTATGAACACTAGAATGACCGCTGAACAACGCCAACAGAGAGTTAAAGCGGCTCACAAGGCAATCAGAGGAAAAAAACGCTCTACTGATGAACTCATACTCAGAGCTAAATTCAAAGAGGTTAATTTCATCTCTGACTTTATCGGACCAGGTGAACAAGAATTCGAGCAACTCCTTACACAGGTTGGTATTAAATTCATCCGACAAAAACGAATCAATATCTATAACATCGACTTCACTATCGGAAATGTCGCCGTGGAACTCAAAAGCGGTACAACTTGCAGTACTGCTACAACCTCCCAAAAGCTTTCTGATAGAGTTAAACAAATCACCAGCACTAACACCCACGTTTGCTATATTTGTTTCCGCACCATCGAAGATTTGATTCACAGCTTTGAAGACATAATCGCCCACATTAATCTTGTCGGCCGCACACCACCCGTTATTGGTAAGTATTGGGTGATTGGGTGTTACCATCAAAACTTTACCCGATTCCGTAATGAGCTTGGTCAATTTGCCGTCAAACCATCTTCTAAAAAGTTTTTTACAACCATTAGGGAGAAAGAAATTAGTTGAACCGGTAAAACAATTAGGCAATTCACCAGGCAATCCATAAATCCGTTCTCCATACATCACGCCGATAAATGGCGGATCGTCAAATGAACAAACCTTACCATTCAGATGAACATGTAATTGTCTAGGTTCATTTCCACCACCGGAATGAATCCAGATAAATTTTTTTACACCCAATTCCTGTAAGCGTTGAGCCTGAATTTTTCGATAAACTTTTCGAGTTTGATCAAGCGCAACCAACTCGGCTTTTCTCTCATTTCCTTGGTAATATTTTTCAAGGTGTTTTTTTAAGTCAGAAAAACCTTTACCGCTAGTAATTGAATTAGTCACGGCAGTTTGTACATCTTGAAGATAATAGGTAGGTATCGTCTTAATCAAACCAACAGATTCAAGTATGGAGGCTTGTGTAATATCTTTAACTTTATCACTCATTAAATCCGTTTTAATAGCAAGATTATCCCCCATATCTTTAAGACTTAATTTGAGTGTTGAAGACGAATTTTTTAAAACCCGATCAACCATTCTCTCCGTAACTTTTTTCGCTAACAAAGAAAATATCGGGTTATATTTTTTTAAAAGACGATTAAACAATATCCTAATTTGCGATAGTAAATTGCCATTTTTAGGTAAGTCGCTATCCTGTGCATAAACCACATAGCATTCTTTAATACCAATCAAAGCTTCTTTATGCATAGCCTTTATAACAGCTTTAATACTCTTAGCATACTGTTCGCCAATTGACGCACTCACTATTAGCGGCTTACCTTCAATGGTTTTCTTCATACGTTTTCACTCAGATCGTTAATTGAATTAATTGTTTGATCATCAATCCCTAGTTCTGTTAATAACGAGCTCTCATCGTCTTTCTCACCCATATCATGAAAACCCGAATCAGGATCGGAAGCTAAACGATAACGAACATCAGAACCATCTATCGCGCCGGCCATTACAAGTGCAGAGTAAGTATCAGCTTTTAATTTATTGCGTTCAGCCAACTCTTTAGAGCTTGGGCTATCAACCGGTCGCCAATTTACAGATGTTTCAATTAACGGAAGTCCTTCCGATTTCATTACAAGCAAATGATGTCGCTCAATGAAATCAGTTAAATCATGCTCTTGAATGCTTTCTAATTCCTCGTGATAATTCTTCTCTTCACCTTCACCAGTTGAATTGAATCCTTTTGGTGTTGTTCCAAGAAGTTTAGTAGCAGGAACATTAGCAGCAGCAGAAACAAGTTGATAATTTGTCATAATGACATCATCAAGCCCGGATAAAGTCGTGTCGAATTGTTGCAATAAATCGCCTTCTTTATCGCCCAACTTCACGCCATTATTATCTCGATAGTTGATCCAAGTTCTGAATTTTTCAGAATTCATCTCAGCATCAGCCATAAACATCGCCATATTAGTGAGCCAAACGGTTGTTCGTTTTGACATCACCAAATTTAACGATTCACTAGCCGTCCGTTCTGCTCCATAGACTCTTTCCATAATTAATTGAGGAACAGGAACTCCACCATACTGGTACATAGGTTTTAGCAAGTCAGGGACTTCACTGTTACGAAATATCATTAAATGTGAACGGTGAATTTTCTTATCGCCAATTTTCCAATAGGTCGGCTCGTAGAAATGAACATTAGTAGGATTTGATAATTCTCCTCCAACAAGAAGTGGTATGCACCAATATGGATCGATTTGTGTAATACCTCTATAGGCTCCTTCAGCTACACCATCTATGTTGAATGGTTTTTCGTAGAAATCAGGATCGTCACTATCAATAACAAACATCGCAATACGAATACCAAAGATCCGCCCCATTCGGACAAATTGCTCACAGTTATGACGAATTTTGTATTTCTTATCGAACTTTTGTAACGCTTTAATTACCTCATCTGGAATATCTGTCCCATCAGTCGAAACAATATCGTACCCATTTCGTGTTGCGTCCCTTGCTGGCACAGAACAAGCTTTATTAATTAGCCAATTCTGCGCCAACATAGCACTCATTTGATGCCCTATAAAAGATTGAGATGCAAACCAGTTCGCCAACTGAACGCTCACTGCTTCAGGTGCGGAAAAACTCATTTTCAAAGAAAACGAATCATCACTATCTTGGGCCAATTCACCTAAATTATTGTTTTGGTGATTACTGCGTTCTACCAAATTTGAAATCACATCAAGAAAATAATTTTGCTGGTGTGAATAAATAAACTTTTTACCATCCCAAAATGAGCCCTTTTCTTGCACTGTTTCTTTTTTAACGTCTTTTTTCTTACCAAATCCAAACATAATGTTATCCAAAGAAAGAGCGAGAACCGCTCATTAGTTCGTTATATGCACGAGCACAAGCATCGATCGTGTCATCGTGCGCACCATTGGGGAATAATCGCATTTCGTCTAAAATGGTTTTATTCCAATCACCACGCAACATTTTTACATTCCCCACATTAACTTGTGCCGCAAATGGTTCTGCTCGAGTTACTTTATCGCCGCTTTCGGGGCTATATTTCACCCGATAACCGTTAAAAATATTCCGTACAAAATGAAGAACCTGAGATTTCCCTGCCTGCCCTGGATCTTGAGGAATGCTTATCTGAACAGAAGTATCATCTAACGAAGCAGTGTTTTTCATCATTCGATCCCTTTCATCTGGACCTAAATCTCCGTGAGCTAAATCAGCAATGAGCACTACACCGTCCGTAGTGATACCGACTTTTGCACCAGCAGTCGGATCTCCACCAACTGTAGCCCCTAAATCCCACCCTCTAACCCAACGAATATTTCCTGCAGGTAAGGCATTAATAATCTCAATCTGATTTGGCTTAAATACACCACCATCCAAAGGAGCTGGTCGTTGCATATATTGCCCGGCAAACATATAAGGTGCAGCTTTTTCCATTTGGCGTAGTTGCTCAATACTATGCTTTTCTGGCCATAATGATTCTCCATCATCAGTAATGGCGGCAAGATTTAAATGCTCCCACTCTTCACCATTACCACCATCTAACAACCATCCAGATAAATCACTCTCATGCAATCGTTGCATAATTACGATAATAGGCGTATTTTTTGGATCGTTCTTACGGCTTTCAACAGTGTTTTGGAACCAATCAATTACGTTTTGGCGCATTACATCAGAGCGAGCTTCATCGGCTTTATGAGGATCGTCTAAAATTATCGCCCCACCAAACCCCTCTCGTTGTTTACCTGCACCAAACCCTGTAATCGTGCCTCCTGCGCCTGTTGCGTAGAAAACACCGCCATTTGTTGTAGTCCAATGATTTTTAGCTTCACTATCAAGAATGACATTTTGGAAAATTTCCTGATAAGCTTCATGCTGAATAAGAGAACGGATATTTGAACTGTTATTTACCGCAAGCGTGGCAGAATAACTAGCGTGGATAAACTCACAATCAGGAACTTTACCAAAGCACCACGCCACAAAATTAACCACTGCGATTTCTGTTTTAGAATAGCGTGGTGGGATATTGATGATCAGTCTTTTGGTTTCGCCCCGAAAAACTCGCATTAAAGCAGCACAAATCAACTCATGATGAAACGCCTGTAACCACGAATATCCACGCTTTTGCAAAAACATGTAACGAGTAAAAAAGTAAAGATCGTTTCTCGCCAATTCTGCCGCCACTAACTTTTGTGCTGCACTGAACTGAAACATATCTACACCTTTTTCAGCAAGTCTTGAGCTATCTCTCTGAATTCATCATTGGATAGATTGATATTCTGGTTTGTAACTGTGCCGGAAATCTCTTGAATTTGCTTATCACGCCATTTATCAGGCTGCCTATTTTTGAGCCAAAAAATAGCGGATGTTGGATCAGGTGGGTAGTGCTTAATTAGAGGTGTCTCAACAATTTGATTTTCAATCACTCGAATATCAATATCAGGAGCCTCATAGCCTAATGCCCTTTGATAAAGGCTGTTAGCCACATTTGCATCTGCTAGCATTTTCCCTTTTTTTATGGACTCCAAGAATTCAGGATATTCATTCTTCCAATTATTCAAAGTGGACTCAGATACCTCAAAAAAATTAGCAATATCCTTATCTGTCGCACCAAGAAGGCAGAGTTTCTCTACTTGTACTACATACTCAGATTTGTATTTCGTTGGTTGCCCACGCCCTTTAGACGTGGATTTCACCTCGTCTTTTTTCTTAGGCATAGGTTAATCCTTATTTGTTATTTCTGTGCTTGTTCTACTCGCCATTCTCGAATCTTATCAACCCGATTCAGGCACATATCACGCTCACGTTTGAGAATGACAGCATACTGTGTAACATCACCATAAGTACTACCACTGAATGGGGTTTTGTCTAAGTGGGCGATAAAAGCTGCCGGGAGCGTAGGGCAAGCAGTTGTGATTGGCTCATTCTTGGCGCAAGAACTCAACAACACTGCGAGGAGCATTGCTGTTATAAGCCTCGCTATCTCTAACTTGCTTTGGTATGGTTCTAATAACTTCATCTGATTTACTCCTTGCCTCTGATTCGGACTTGCTTAATTCAAGCGTTAGGCGTTGGTTTTCTTCCTCTGCCGATTTAAGCTGAGAAATGACCGCACTTTGCTTTTCAATGGTTTGGGCTTGCATTTGGTTTTCGGCTCTTAATTCAGAGATTGTGTTGTGCAGAACACTTAACCAAAAACACAAACCCGAAATGAGTGAGCCAATTACGGCATAAACATATTTATTCATCGAATAATGCCTTTTCACGTTTACGGCGATTGAGCAATCCTTGTGATACTCGGCCACCTGCATTTTTCCACACTAAGAACTGTTGGCTTGCGCCGTTATAATCACCTGCATTAAGTTTGCGCAGTAAGGTTGAGCGGCGGAATGCACCCTCACCGATATTGAATGCGAGACTCACCAATGCATCAAATTGATTTTGTGTGAGCGATACATTTACACTTGCATTAATCGCTTTTTCAAATCGGGCTAAGTCTGTTTTTAAAAGCTCACTGGATTTCTCCTTAGAGATTTTCATTCCCTTTGTTACCGGTTTTCCATCAACTTGTCCGGTATGGCCCACGCCAATTGTCCAAATACCGACAATATCTTGATAAGCGGTTAATCGTTCGCCTTCGTCCCGAATGATGTGACTAATTCCCCTTTCGCTAGTTTTCATCATTAGTAACCCCACCTAGTTTTCTATCAAAGAAAGTTAAAATGAGTCGTCTGATAACACTTGTTCCAGCTAACCCTATGCCTGCACCAATCGGTGTAATCCAATCAATGTTTAGTTGGAAATGTAATAAAATCGGCTGAATTGAGCCTGCAATAAGACTACACAATAAGGCTTCAGCGATAACCCGTTTTGGTGTATCCCTTTTGCCATAAAGAAAAGATTTGATTAACGATGTAAAAAACGCAATCACGACACCGCAAATCAACTGATTATGATTTGAAAAATGTGTAACCAACAGTGCCCAAATTTGCGTCCATACATCCGGTGTATTATTTGGCATAATTTTCATACTCCACCTCGCTTTTGAGGCAATAAATTGCTTGAAAAATAGATTAAAGAAAGGCATTATGCATTGAGATAAGGAGGTAGTAATGAAGATACAATATTATTTTAAAAATTTTTTTGCTATATCTATCATTGTAATATTTCTTATTTATAATGAGGCACAATATACTGTTATAACGTTCTTTTGTTTAAATGCCATATTATTCCCCATTGCAAAATATGCTCTAGAAAGGGTATATCATCACACTATTCGCAGAAAAATAGAAAGTATATCTCCAAAATATAGAAGTGCCTTACTTAGACCAATAGAATATTTTTCTTTTGCTTTTAGTTTTTTCTTAGCCATCCTAATATCTATATGCTTTTTGATTTACAAAATAATAAAAAATAACCAGCGACCATAAAGACCACTGGTTATGTTTCTATCATTTAAATAATGAGTTATGCATTTTTTCTATTAATTCATCACTAATTAATGCACTGACTGCAACCATTAATACGGAATAACCAATAATACCAATCGAGGTTCCAACTAAAAAAGTCAATGTGATAGCAGCAATAGATGTCGCTATTTTATCAACTGCGAGTTTTTCTAACTCAAGAAAAAATGGCTTCCAATCTCCTGTATTAATAGCTGTTGAAAAAGCTATTCCTAAGGAACCTACCGTAAGTCCCTTCCCTCCATATTTAAATGCCTTATTAAATTTATAAAGGTCGTTACTAATTGATTTCATGTCCAGAGATTGTAATGCTTTAGATATAGCTTCACGATCCTTAGTGTTAAATTTTTTATTAATACTACCTTTATATTTATCAAATGCTTTTACTGCTTCCTCAACACTTCGTATTTTTTTCCCTTTTACTGTTTCAGCAAGTTTTCTTGCTTCAATACTTGCTAAATTCCCATATTTTTCGGTAAGATGCTCAAAAAAACTAGAGATATATTCTACATTTGTTTGAATTTCATTACCTTTATCTTTTTTCTTTAATATTTCTAAAGAACTACCTAAACTTTGCTTAACTTCAATTAAGCTATGTAAACTAGCTTCCATTTTCTGTTTTTCAAGTAAAATTTTAGCTTGTGGTTCTTCTACCTTATCTTTCCACAACCTAATATATTCCTTTGTCATTTTAGGACTACGAAAATAAGCAATATTTGACTCATACGCTGCAGAAATTAACCCAGGTTTACTATCTTTAAATTTTTTGAAGTTAGATAATCTAACAATATTATTATTCAACAATTCATCAAATTTTCTATCAGCTTCCTTTTGTAAATTTATAGTATTTTTTTCAGCATTTTCTAGTATTTTTAATGCACTTTCTAATGCTTCAATATAAACTTCAATCTCTCTACTATTTTCAAAATCTAACGCATATTCATCAAGCCATTTTCTAGCCTCTAGAATCGCTTGACTAATTTCTGCCCTAGAAAGTTGTGCGTTATAACGGTTAATTGTTCCCTCTACATCACGAATTTTAAGAGTAAATTCAGCAAGGTTAACTAAACCAGCTTGTCCTAATTTCAGATTTAAAGGTTTAATAACAATATGGGGTGGTAAATCAAGAAAAACGCCAAAAGAAGGTCCAGGATAATAAGGTTTTCCACCTATCGTAATTGGTGGTGGATTATCATTTGGTGTTACAATGATCGGGTCAAGCATTATTGTATCATTTGACATACTAGTCTCCTTTTTTCAGTCAACAAAAAAGCCCCAAGCATTTCTGCTTAGGGCCGTTAAACTTATGGCACTCTGTACCGGAATCGAACCAGTATCGATGACTTAGGAGGTCATTGCTCTATCCTGTTGAGCTAACAGAGTAAATATATAATAAAAAGCCCCGACTATTCTAAATCAGGGCTGTTAAAATTCATTTGTGCGTTGCTTACGTGCAAAAACCGCACTGTAAGTGAAATCATATACTTTCATTCCGGAATAATCAAGTATTTTTTCAAAAAAGTGCGGTCGGTTTTAATCAAGTTTTAGAAATCTATTTTGATAGCTTTTAAATCAAATTGGCGTAAGTGCTTTAACACTCGCCAATTCGTCCTTGGGTCAATTTCAAAACCTGCAGTTAGGCGGTTTAAGATTTTGTTGGTTGAGCGTAGTATGCTTAAATATTCGTAAGCCTGTCCGTAAATTTGTCCGCTCATATTTGAGCCTAAGATATCAAAGGCTTTTTCAATGTATTGGAATGTGCCTACGCCACGTTTGAAAGCAAACCAGAGCCACGCAAGTTCTTGAAGTTCATACTCGGTAAATTCAAAAGAATGAACGTCATTTTTCTTCGGTTCAATCAATTCACCCTCAAGCACAATTCTGTGTACATATTCCACTGCCATTCCAATCTGTTCCGGTGTGAGTTCGTCAATGTGTTCAACATTAAAACGCTGATGAATGAGTGAATAAGCCTCTGAATAGATTAATCCTTTCTTACTCACTAAAGCACTTACGGCTTGTCTTAATCCGGTTCTTTCGTCTGTGGTCGTTTTGCGTTCGGCTTTGCCAAAATGCCAGTAGTTATAAAGTGCCTCAAAACATTCTTCTTGGTAGCGGATCACTTTCTCTTTTAAATCCGACCGCACTTTTTCAGGGTTAATGCTGAATAGCCAACCGTTAAGTTTTTTCAGAGGCATACATAGCATTTTGCGAACTTTGCCGTCAGCTCCAACTGTTGAGATATCGCAACAGTTGAATTTATCTTTATTTTTATTGAGTTTTACTGTTTGTCCCGCCCAGTCTAGACCGATAGCTTCAACAAGTGGACGAACTGCGGTGTAAATTACATCTTCAACTTTTAAAGTAATAAGATCTGAACCGTAGAAAGAGATGGTTTGAGTAGAGATTTGATTAGACATAAGTCTGCTCCTTTATTTTATTTTCTGAAGTTTTTCCCCTACTAGATAGGGAGCCGAGAGGTTCAGAAACCGAAACAAAGAACGGCCGGGATTATTCCCCTTTCGGGTATTATATTCTCCGCCCTCTCGGCATAGATAAATTTTAGGTATGCGTTGTCAAAATTCGTAGGAAGAGAGAAAAGAGATCACGAATTTTACGCATAAAAAAACCGCTATGCTATCGGGTGCGGATTTCCGCTTTGCTTTTTAGGTTCTGACGCCTTGAAAGGGATAATACAAAAAAGCCCCATTGATTGCAATAGGGCTTTTGACTTTTAGCTACTTTGTTTTTTTCTGAAATTTTCATCGTTTGTGCAATATTCTAAAGAATCACGGATCAATCCACTAATTCTTAAAATATTCTCAGGATAATCAAGAATAATTTGATTGCCCGATAGCTCTAACCCCGCTCTTTGAATTTCTCGCTGATGTTCTTCTGTAAGGTCAATAGGAATGACTATTGATGGGCGCTGTTTATTATCATAATAACGCAATATCCAACGATTAGATTTACCTTGATAGAGAATGCTGAAATAGCTTTCCGTATCTTTAGCGATAATGTCTATCTCGTCCCCTAAGATCATTTTAACGTAATCCAATAATAACCTTTCAGTATAAGTCGTAACAATTTTGCTATTACTTGGATCGATTATCGGTGCAGTTTCATCTACGACTTGTTCTGTTTCCGTAGTATCAGGAATATCCACCTCTTGATTTCCGGTTAAACCCGATACAACCATTGCACTTACCGCTTTTTCTACCGCTTGCTTGACTATCGGTGTAATGCTTTCAATAAATCGTTGATTCAATTGTCGCCCAATATTTGAATGGCTTGCAACATAACGAACGAAGTCAGCATTAATCTCTTTTAAACTACTTGAAATAGTTTTTGTAAATGTTGATAAATAAATACTTTCTTCTGCTAATGTTCGTAATGCTTCAGGTTGAAATTTGTCATGGCAAAATTGGCTTAGTTGCCCGATTTTAGAATGATCCAACGATTCAAAATTGATACGCAAGAATGGTGTATCATCCATTATATTTTTTTCTTTTAGATCAGTAAAAAAACGCCATTCTCGACCATTTGTAATAGCGGCAACAGCCACTTCAGGTGTTGCGTTAAAATATCGAGCAAGCTGCGGTGCATGGTTTGTGAGATTTTCAGAATAGGCTTTGGCTTCAATAAACATCACCGGAACGTTATGACAAAACAGAGCATAATCTACTCTCTCACCATTTTTGACACCAACAAAATCAGCCATATATTCTGCTTTTACTTTTGTTGGATCATAAGCACTAAATCCTAAAATATCCAAAAATGGCAAAATTAACGCCTGTTTAGTTGTTTCCTCTGTCGTACAGTGTGAGCCTACACGTAAGATATGTTGAGCATGAGATAAAATACGATCTTTAAATACTTGGTCTGTCATAACTTTTTCCTTAGGTTGATTGGTCTTTTTATATTCAACTATAAGAACCGGATCAAACAAGTGATCTAAATCACAAAACAGAAAAAAAGATTTAAGCAATGGATTTTTTGATTGATTTTTAAACGATTAATGCAAGTTTACTTTGTGTGTATACTTGTGTATAATTCACCTTGATTAAGACAGAAGGAGATTAGCATGCGATCCAGCGACTTAATCAAGGAATTGAAAGAACACGGTTGTTATCTTAAGCGACAGGGGAAAGGCGATCACCAAATATGGTTTTCACCCAAAACAGGAAAGACGTTTCCTGTTCCGCACCCTAAAGGTAATTTACCAATCGGTACGATCAAATCCATAAAAAAATCGGCAGGGCTTTTATAAGCTCTGCCGAGCTTTGAGAAAGGAGTTAATATGTTATTTACTGTCGGCGTGGAAACACCTAAAACTGAAAATGAAGCCTTTGGCTTAGTTGTGCCAGCATTATTCACCGAAGAATATAGCTGTTTTAGTGCAGCGGATACAACAGAAGAGATTGTGCCAATGGTGACTGAGGCAATTCACTTAATACTTGAGGGAATGGCTGAGGACGGTTTTGATATTAGCCAAATCAAAGATAAAGGCTTTACATACTATAAACAGCAAGAAGATTTTGCTCATTGTGATAGTTGGTTATTAATTGACGTTGATATTACCGCTTACTTTGGCAAACGCCAACGAGTGAATATCGTGTTACCTCAGTATTTAATCGACCGCATTGATAACCGTGTGGCACATAGCCATTTTTATCGGGATAGAAGCCACTTTTTAGCGGTCGCTTCTCAGAATGAGCTACAAGCCACTCAATAGATAACAAAAGCCTGCTCAGTGCAGGCTCTTTTATTTACGCCACAAATACCGCTTTCCCAGTGTATAGCATTAATTTGAGTGATGTTTTGGCGGTGTTCAACCTGTAATAGTAGGCCTCTTTAGATATGTTCAAATAATTCTTAATATCTTTCCAGTTCCACCGATCAACATAAGTCAACATAAACACATCATAAAGCTCAGGATTCACTTTATACATAATCAGCATACATTCGTTAATCTGCATTCCCAGCTCGTCTGAAATCGGATCTAAATGCGGTTTATAGGCATACTCGGCGTTAGGCTTAACTTGAGCAAATCCGGCTGATATACGAGGAAATTCCGTGCCATAACGAGGGGTCGCCCAATATCCCCATTGCACCGCTACTCTATCGATATTAATACTACTCATTTAGCCCCTCTAATGTTTTAATTTTTGCTTTGTAATACTTGATAATTTCTTTGCACTCTTCAATCGTGTACTTTTTCGGATCGTGGTCTTGGCGTTCTAACCACTCGACTTTATCTACACCGATTTTTCTTACCAAATTAATCCGATATTCAATAGCATTGCCACTTTTATGGTTATTGCACGGTTGGCATTGCTTATGGACATTCAGCTCACAAAATCTTAATTCAGGTGCTGCGCCAACACTGCGATAATGCCCGGCGTGCCATTGCCCTTGATGATAGCGAGCGCAACTAATACAAGGTTCATCTTTATCTCGTAGGCGGATGAATTTATTAAACACCGATTGCGCCTCTTTCAGCCATTCTGAGCGACTTTTTAATCTTGTCTTACGTTCCCTTAGCTTTTGTTTTTCCGCCTTTTCTCGTGCTTTCTGTGCGTTATTTCGGGCTAATTCAAGAGCGCATTTCGGACTACAAGCCTTTTGTAGTGAATTAAACGGGGTAAACGCTTTGCCACAGGATTTACATTTCTTTGGTTTGAGTGGTTTAGTTCTCATCTTCCCCAAAATCCCCATCTGTCGTTAAAATGTACGCCGTTTGAATGCCCCAAGCGGTCGTATATTCGATAAGGCTTGCCATACGCTTAACACCCATTTTAGATGTTTGCTCTCGTACATTGACCAACTCCCCCTCAATACCAACAACCAATTTATAAGGAAGTTTAGTCGCTATCGTATGCCCGCTTACTAAAAGGTTTTTCCAGCCGTATAAATCGTACTTATCACCCTGCCATAACGCCTGTTTTGATATATCACCCAACATGGCATGAAACTTATCGTTTTGTTCCATTGAACGGGTTTTAACTTTAATTTCCACTACAAGCGGATCTGAGTCGTTAATCGGTAACTGGCGGATAGTCTCAATCACTCTATTTCTTACCGATTCATTGACTAAATACATTCGAGGATAATTATGCTCCATACCCGCCGACCTTTTTCACAAAATCCAAACTCACTGAACGAGTCACAAAATCTTCCATACTTGGATCGAACACGATTACCATTTGTCCTTTGCTGTTTCCTTTCGCTTCTTTGCCTGTAACTGGATGCAAGAAATTAATTCGGCCACCGGCAATATCAATTACTTCGTTTGCCACATCATGAATATGGTTTTGATACCATTTTGTGGATTTATCGTTGTTGAGTAACATCACCACCATATAACCGGCATCTCTTAATTCTTTTGCACGTTGAAGATAAGGCGTAACATTTGAGTAAGGCGGATTAACATAAATTCGCAATGGGAAATAACAACGCTCGGCAACTTCATCAAGTAGCTTGTCAAATAAATCATCCGCCAAAAAATCAGGGGCAATCGAAATATTGTCCGGAAACGGAATATCATCGTTGCCATATCCTTCCGGTGCAGGCTCACCGATGTAGCGATAGCACAATGCGTTTTGGTAATCCGCACAACCATCAAGATCGAACGAGCCAAATTTATTTTGTAGCCAGTTAAAAAAATACTTCGGCGTGCGATAGTGGTCTTTGTTAAATTCGGTCATCGCATTGCTCCTTGAATTTGCGCCATTAAACGGTCTCTTGCTTGGTCTGCTCGTGCTTTGTCGTAAAAACTCGGTTGCTCCGGAATCCCTTTCGGAATCTCCTCAAAAGGGA